GAATCCAGAAAGCATGAGTCTCCGAGAAGCCTGCTCGCCTGAGCGACTTGAACCACTCGTTCATTGCTATCGCATAAGCATCTAAAGCATTGTAAGTATCGAGATCGATAACTGGGCGCTTCTTAGCCATGACTTTATTATCTATCTAGAAGTATGTTATAGATCTCATCGACACGAGTATTGAGTCTCTTAATTTCACCCAGTAAATGAGTAATAACATAACCAGCCAAGCCGCCTAATATGCCAAGACTTGCGAAGTAAAGGGTAAAGAAGTCTGCCTGTGTCATTTCTTAGGGCTCGCATATCCAAATACGCCTGCAAGGACAGCCCATAGAACTGAGCGATAATCGAGTGCGAAGTTAGATGCTCCCCATGCAGCTAGAAATGCGCCTGCTGTCAGGATTGCTGGGTTTTTCATATTCATGCTGTGCCGCCTATCATCGGGATATTAAAGAACGAACCGTCTGTATCGCCTTGCTTAGTGAAAGAAATGTGGCAATGATGGTTGTGCGGAGAGTTTCCCTTATATTTTCTCCAGCGAAAGCCCATGCGAGATGACGCGATTTTGCCGTTGAATATGACGTAAGCAATTCGCTTATCAGTTCTTGCTGCGAGCCGAATCTGGTCTGCAAGATAAGGCATGAGGTCGGGTTCTTTTGCTCCAGATAGATTCCTAGACACATCGATTGCCCTAACAATTCCGCTATTCGCATCTGGAATATGATCTGATGTACCAGCAGCAAGGTGTCTTGCATCTGCGACCCAGCCGTCTGAGGTTCGTGAACGCTCCGGAAAGCAATCATCTATCTGAAGCCTTAACTGTTGTCCGGCTTTGCATAACTTAGGACTCATGCCAATAAAGCTGAAACTTCGTCTTGAGTTAGACCGAGCTTAGCCAATACTTCTAACTTCTTGGCTTCAAGTGCAGCCGCAGCTGCATCCTCGGCTGCCTTCTTATCGGCTGCTGCCTTAGCTTGTGCTTCTAGTTCTGCTACCTCAGCATCGGTCAATTCAATAATTGACTCCACGCCTGTCTCGCAGTTGATTTCGATTCTTGTTGGATTAGGCATTTTTTACTCCATATAGATAGGCGGTTGAGTATTGGGCAATATTGCTGGATGCAATTCTAAAACTAACTTGAGTTATTGCTGTAGTCTGATTGTAAAGACCAGCGTTGAAAACTGTGTATGAGTCGGTTGCATTGTTCTCACCTACCGAATCTATGCTCACAGATTTTTGATTAGACCCAGCGTAATTAGGAATATAGACGCTTATGTTGCTGAATGTGCTGGATGTGTTTGGTGTGAGTTCACCAGCATACATCTTCGTTGTATCGCCGCCCACAAATGATGAAACTGTGCTGCCATTTCCGCGTAAAACTCTGCTTGTGTAGCGTCCTGAGTTTTGGTCGTTGTTAAAATAAATATAAACGCCGTCAAAGCCCGCACCAGTTGGGCGAATAGAACCTACAACGCATAAATCCGTATAGGTGCTAGGAATAGAAGTAAAGTCGATGCTAGATGCACCGCCTGATCCGACTGTAACGGCTGAGATTAGTTCAAATGTATTTGGCATTATGCCGCCTGTATTCCGTAGAGCGTGAATCGGCTACCAATGGCAAAGCCAGTAGTACCCGTCAAGAAAGTAATTGTGGTAATAGCTTCAGGTGTCTTACGCCATAGTCCGACCACCGCATCAGTTCCATATGTAGAGTTTGAAGCTCTAGATAAAAATGTCTTAAATGTGGTGGTGTTTGCGTAATTCATAAAGTTCACAATGACTGTGTTTGGATTTGCTCCGGCTGTGCCGTTATATGCAATAAGAGCCCTGTCGGTTGAATTACGGCTGGAGCTTGCAGAACTGCCGTCTCCGGTAATAAATGTGTGTGAGTAATTAGAAGTAGTGTCACCATTAAATTGAACTGACATAGAAGGCGCAGGGCTGCCATTAGTAGCCGATATGACTGCCACGATATCTGTATAAGTTCCGGCTATGCTTGAGAAAGCGACAGATGTGCTTGCGCTTCCCAGCGTTGTAGTCGCTATCGGCGTATAAGTTGAACCGGCTGGCATTATTACCCCTTAATCCCGTATAGCGCGAATGATGAGTATTGAGCAAGATTGCCTGAACCCATATTAAACTTAAAAGTGGTTACAGCGTTTGTATTTTTCCATAATCCAGATTCAAGGCTGACATTTCCTGAGCCGTTAGCATCCCAGCCGCGCAGAGTACGAATAGTTTTGTATTTATTTGTATTAGCGTAATCAAGGATATCCATTACAAACGCAGTAAAAGTGCTTGCTGTATCTGTGTATGACCAAGAATAAGGATTGTTATACGCTGCCGCTGTTGCGCTTGAGCCATTACCGACTAAGAAATGTGAATAATAGTTTGACTGGGTTGTATCGCTATTTAAGAACCACAGACCGGTCTCACCGCCTGTAGTAGTTGCGCGAGTAATTGCGCGAACCTGAAGGTGCTTATAGGTTGATGGGATTGAGGTGAACTCAATTGAGGCTACACCACCTGAACCTACGGTCACGGTCTGAATTGACTCATAACTGTTAGTTACGGCTGGAGTGCCAGCGCTAAATAGCCCTGCTGTGATTGCTCCAATCATTAAGCAATGCCACCAACAACATACCAAGTATCTGTTGCAGTCTTAATGCAGACTGCTGTCTTGTATTGAGCCAAGGTTGGAGCTGCTGCTACCGCACCGGCTGAGAGAACTGTTGTAGTGCCTGAAGTGACTGCTGAGATTGTGCAGACTCCAGCGCCCTTGTTGAGGATTGTGATGGCTGTGCCTACTGGGAAGGCTACTGAGGCATTGGTAGGAATCTTGAACGCTACGGCTGTTGCCTTGTTCATAGGTACTAGGGTCTGATAAGCATCATCAAGGACTGCTGTGTAGTCCGCTGTCTGATCTGAATCGACTGTAAAGGCTACTAGCCCGTTGAACATAGAAGCAGTCAGAATGTCTCCTGTTGCTGCTGGGAAGCCTGTTGCCATTTATTTCTCCTAGTAAGTCATTGCAGATACGCCTATTATACCGCGTTCTGCGTTCCCTATAACGAATCCATCGGTTATGGGTTCGAGTGTTGTTACCTTGACTGTCATATTGTTTGGGCTGATTTCCCAAGCCAATCCCTGCACTTGCAGAGTCTTGACAATGGTTGAGCCATCAGGCTGGACATTGGTTATCTTGACAACATCAAAGTAATCCAAGCCAATCATTGTGTTTGTTGGAACTGCTGGGTCTAAGAGATCAACAGTCATGGCATCAATGCGGATTGTTGTCTCTGCTCTAGTGGCTACATAAGTCGCAGCGATATTAAGGGCATTGGCATCGGTATCGATTACCAAGTCCTGAGCGCTGTACTGGTGAGGGAAGTAGCGAGTAACTGAAGCTGCGTTCTGATAGAACTGAGCTGTGCCGCCGTAGCGCTGCATGGAAGCCTGATTGATAATGAGCTTGTCATCAAAAGCGAATACTAGGTTTTTGTATGGGATACCAGTTGTTTGATTGAATTCGATAGGAGTGCCAGCGATAGATGAAACAACGGTATTGCGAGACTTGAACACGGCTGTGCCGCTTGGGTCAATATAGAAAGAACCCTGCTCAGAGAACTCGACATTTTTCAGAGCTTCTAGGGAAGTGCGCAGCGTTGCTGGGTCAGCAATACAGTTTGAGTTACCTGTCGCTAGGGTTCTCATGCTGGCTGGGAAGGCTACCTGATCTAATATCTTGCCAATGCGAGTGCCAGTTGATTGTCCTGCGCCTGAATCGGCTACGGTCTGCACCTGAGCCAAGTTAAAGAGTCTGAAGGCATCTGCTACATAGATGTCAACATAGCCAATCTCCTGCCCTTGAGGATAGGTATATCGATACTCTGTTGTATAGCCCGAGAATAAGAACTTTTGAGTAGTGGCAGTTGTAGCTGCAATGCGCAGCTTGCGTAAAGGCACTAGATAGCCGTAATAAGGGCTAGAGGTGTTTTGAGGGTTAAAGTATGAGTCAGGGTCTAGGACACGCACAACGGCTGTGCCAGCAATGTACTGGTCGCTTTGGATATTGCGCCCACGCTCAATGGTTATATTGCGGACATTGGGAGTGAGATCAACAATTGGGTCAGGGACTGTAGAGCTTGCAAGTGTGCCTATGCCAAGAATTCCGTACTTAGCATCGCCAATAGTAAATGGGTAGCCGAAAGTCGCTCCTGATGAGAAGTCGAACGATACGGATATATTGGCAGGCAGAGCCATTACAGTCTCCAGCCGCCGGTGAGTCTATTGACTGATGAGGCTGTACCTGACATAGAAGTATCCTGCAAAGCTGAGGCGATTGTCTTGCCGTCAATCTGTAGCGTTACATTGAGGTAATCGCCTATGGTGCTAGAGCCTGAACTCATAGGAGCTGCAAGGCGAGCAATGTCAGCAGTTGCTAAAGGTGCAACATTACTCTGAGGAATTGAAGCCTTGTAGTTATCAATGACCGAGCCGCCCTGCCCTGTGCCTATTTGGATATTAGTTCCAACGCTTGCCACTTGACGAGCCTTAGCCATTAGCATATCTAGATAGTCAGCCCATGAAGCAAACGGGTTCTTAGCATCAGGAAGGCTTGCAAGGTCTCTGGCAATTGCAGAACCTAGACCTTGAGCCTTGGCTAGTTCATAAGTGAGCTTCTGTGCTTCTGACACATTGCCTGTAAGTAATGCGAACTGAAGTTCAACGCGCTTGCGATCCTCATCAGATAACTTACCCTTTAGGGCTGCAATAAGTTGAATCTGTTCTAGGTCAAAGATTGTGCCAGCCTTCTTGAGGGCGTTCTGCTTTTTTTGTTCATCTGTCAAAGCCTTCTGAGACTTAACCTGCTTGGCTTGCAAGGCTGCTAGTTCTTTAGCGCGCTTGGCTGCTGTTGCTTCTGCTTGGCGCTGCTGGGCTGTGCGGCGAGCTGTACCGGCTGGGGAAGCTGAACGCATAGATCCTGAAGCAATAGCAATACGCTGCGCTTCTGCTTCTCTCATGCGCTTGTCATATTGAACTAACTTGCCATTAGAGCCTGTGATGCCGCCGAATGAGGTCAGATAGTCTAAACCTCGATAGAGCTTAACAACTGTGCCTACTGCTGTTGCAGCGGCGTTAGTAATAGAGTTAATGCCCTTAGCGATATTGTCGATGGTCTTGGCTGCATCGCTGGTTGTAGAACCGCCGCCAAGTTTAGCGAGAGCATCTACTAAGCCCTTGCCAATGGTCTCCTGAGCGTTGCCAGTTGCAACTGTAAGAACTTCCATCTTGTATGAGGTTGTATCAAGGTAAGCCTGAGCTGAACCGGCAGAACGCGCAAGCATAATGCCGAGAATCTCGTTAAATGATTTAGTTGTTATCTCTGCTCTAGTTAAACCTGTGTTGTACTTAACGAGTCCACGAGTAATTCCTACATAACCTTTGCCTAAGTCAGTTGCTACTGTCGCAAGGTCAATGCCACTTGCTCGGCTAATCTGAATGGCGTTGTTGAGAAGCTCTTGAGACTTGGTTAGTGATCCGGTTGTTGTGAGCAATCCTTGGAAGGCTGGGCGCAGTACATCGTCAGCGATAGCAGCGCTCTGCTCTAGCTCTGAGATAAAGGTTGCAACCTTGACCTGAGAGAATGAAAGCCCGAGGTTATCTACTGCGGTTGCTAGACGGTTAGCGGCAGCCTCGTCAGCTGCGAAAGCCTTTACTGCTGCTGTGCCGTAAGCCTTCATAGCACTTGCGCCAAGGACTAGACCAAGGCTCTTGCCTAGTTGAATGACTCTCTTATCAAGTCCGAATACGGCTTTGTCAGCCTCTTTAAAGGCTTTTCTGCCTTTGAACTCAGAGGCTAAATCAATTCTTAAATCTGCCATTAGACCTTATCCTTCATTGAGTCAAACTTATCTTTAGCCTTGTAGATAGCCTTAACAACTCCATCTTGTGCTTTGCCGCGATCATCCTCGAAGGCACGAAAGATTGCGCGACCAGTCATCTTTTGACCCTTACCGACCAACTGACCACCAAGGCGAGGAGTGAAGTTGCCGGTAACGCCGGACTTGCGCCCTGCTGTCTCATAGATAGCACCGGCAGCAGACTTGTTAAAAATAGAAGCCAAGGCTACGAAGCCTCTGCGGTTAGGTTTGCTAGGTGTTGATTTAAAGGTAATACCTTTGCGAGCTTCCTGGTAATCGTAGGAGCGATTAGCCCAGCGACCACCAGCGTTAGGGCGCTTGAGCCAACCGCTAGGCGCTTCCTCATTGCTAGGCAAGAATCCTCTAGCGTTATTTACAACAGGCTTGAGAAATGATGCAATCTCTTTGTTTGTCTCTTTCGCCAAGGTTGGCTCGACAATTGCAAGGGCTTTTCTAAGAGCGGTTGCGCCTTGCAGCTTGACTGGCATCTTTCCGCTCCTTCGCTATGTCCTTAAGGACTTCTATGTGTGCTTTGAAAGCCATTGCCGGAAGTTCAACAATGGATTGGAAGGGAACTCCATACTCGTAACTCAATCGAGCTGCGAGATAGGTGAGGGAGTTCCGATCTATCCTAAAGGGTCAGACTCTAAGACCTCAACTGACTTGAGAGT